CTCGGCATGCCCGATGCACACCCGAGTGCAGACGCCTGACTTCACGCCAGCCTTCTCGGCCACCTGCCAGAAGTGGATGTCATCGTCGATCCGCTCTGGACCCCACTTCCCTTCTTTGTCGGGCTTACCCAGAAACCACGGGTGCGGCATCCGCTTGAGTGCCGCTGCCCTAATCATCGTGAATCCGAAGTGAGCCGTGTTGGCTTTCACGATGTTGTGCAGGATGAACCAGTCGCGTGGGGCCTCGGCCATCCGCTCGCCGTTGGTCGCCGCCATGGTGAACAGCGGCTCGTCTGTGCGGCGTTTCATCTGCAACGCCGCCACCACGTCGTAGTCACTGGCCGTGGCGTACTGGAGCAGGCGGGGAACTGCGTCCTGCTCGAAGATCGTGTCGTAGTCGAGCGTCAGAATCCACAGCGGCGGTGCCTTTGGATCGTCGTCGAGCTCGACCATGTCGGTGAGCACGCGCTCCAAGCATTGGCCCCAAAACGCCCCTTCAAGCCGTACCGGCGAGATGCCGTACGGGATGAGGCCCCGAGGCCAGCAGAACATGTGATCCTGCCAGCCGAGCCGAGGCACGGACATGGCACACATGACACGCACTGGCCCGGAGCCAGTGTCAAGCACGGCAGGCTTCACGCCCGCCACAGGTGACGCCGCGCCCACGGCATCCTCCTCTGGTTGGAGTAGTCGTCAATCAGCCAGTGATCACTTGGTCACGAACGTCGTGACGTTCGCGTCGGTCGCGTTCACGGAGCCCTTCTCGCCCTTGCCGAGCCGGGCCGCCACTACGATCGTGTTGTTGGAGGCATTCGCGGTGGCCGACGCACTGGGCGTGACAGACACCTGCAGATACCGCCGCAGCTCCTTCGTGGAGATATTGAACCGCGTGACGTTAACCGTGGCCGTGTTGGCCACGCCAGCCAGCGTGTAGTCGGTGCCCTGCACCAGACCGCTGATCGCGGCGTAGGAGCCGTCCGTGTCGCTGTGCTGCACGCTCACCACGCTCGGGGCCGAGGTGTGGGCAATCGACCGGTAGCCGACGTCGATGCTGACCGAGTCATAGCCCAGGCAGTCGATGGCGACCGTGTGCGTGCCGTTGGAGGCAACGCCAGCGGCGGCAGACAGGCTCACGACACTACGGCTGTTGGCAACGGGGTTCATGTGAGGGTCTCTCCTTGGAAATCAGTCAGTGTGTCAGAGCCGCAGCGAGACAACGGGGCCGGCGGTCGTGCCGTCGCCGATGTCCGAGGTGACGACGTCGAACCGGACAGACGCCACAAAGTAGGTCTGATCGAACTCGATGTACCGGTCGGTCGAGGCACGCACGCCGATCTGCGACCGCAGGCCGAAGTGCGTCGACATCTTCATGTCACCGAACAGGGCGACCACCTGGTCACTCGTCGGGGCCGTCCGCATGCTGTTGTTGAAGTACACCGGGTAGCCGAGGAACCGACCCTCGCTGACGCCGCCAGCGATCTCGGCAGCCGACAGACCCTTCTCGAGCATCAAGGGCAGCATGCAGGTGCTGTAGACCTGCGGGGTCACGTACCAGGCCGCGGTGGGCCGGGCGTAGCTGGGCAGCTTGCCGACCGTCTCGACGAAGTCGTCGATGGTCAGGGCCGAGAGCGAGCTCTCGCCGGAGTCGTTCTCGCCGGCGAGTGCCTCGTTCTCAAACCGCCACTGAATGCCACGGATGCCACCGTGCGTCGAGGTGCCGTCGCCAGCGAAGCCGGCGTCGTCGATCTTGCGGCTCAGGGCCAGGGCGAACTCCTGAGCCACAAGGCCAGCCAGGTCGATGACCGAGTCTTCGATCAGGCTGTTAGGCACGCGGGTCGCCACGCGGCAGTCCTTCGTGGACAGCAGCACGTTGTCGGTCGCCATGTCGCTGGCGGTCGTCTCGGTGTTGTCGTTCACGAAGTAGGCCGTGTTGCCGCCAGTCCGACGCGGGATGTAGAGCGTGTTGCTCGACATCGGGATGACGTTGGCCTGCTGCGGGATCGCGGTGAACTGATCGACCAGGCGGATCACGGTCGAGGCGAAGGTCTCGGGGATGAACACCGCACCCTTGGCGTTGTCGTTGCTCGACAGCGCCCGCTCTTCGACGTTCCGCTCGTACCACGCACGATCCTCGGTGCGGTTGAGCAGGTAGCCGCGAATCCAGCGACCGCAGACCTCGGCCTCGTCAGCCGACGCGAAGCCACGGACCCGGCCGACGTGCTGCACCTTGCGGGTGACGGGAGCCTCGGCCTCGACAGCCACGGGCTTGGCCGACGCGGCAACCTTGCCACGCAGGCTGGCGATCTTCTCGGCGATGGCGGTTTCCTGCGCGAGCCGCTGCTCGAGCTCAGCCGCCTCCGCGGTCAGCTTCTCGACCTCGGCCACCTGGCCTTCGGTGCGATCCTCGACCTTAGACAGGTCGTCGAGCATGGCAGCCACAGCGGCTGCACGGTCCTGGAGCTTGTTGAGCGAGGCGGCCATCCTTGGCACTCCCGTAATGGGTGACAGAATCCGTGTCTGTCACTAACGCTAAGGCATGCACGCCGCTAAGCCATCAAGGTTGTTTGTACGATACAAAAGACCGACGCCACACAGTCAGCGCCGGCACGATGGCCTTGGCCTTGTACTCGCACGCCTGGCACTCCAAATACCGCACCTGACGCTGTTCGTCGAGTGGGTGACTAGAGCGTGTGCGAATGCGTCCCTTGCCGCATTTCGGGCAGGGATCACCGGGCTTTGCCACGCATGAAGCTCCTGAGTCGCGCGGCTCGCAGCCGCATGGATGCCTTGACGACGTCGGGTCCGACCTCGCGTGGCATCGACTCAGGTGTAGCCTGCTCTGCAAGCCATGCCTGGTACGACCTCATGGCCACCGCAGCAGACGTAGACGGGTACGCCGGCTGCACCACTGGTCCCAGTTCATAGATCGTGGCGGCCCGCACCTCGCGGATCGCCCGGCCTGTCTCGTCCGTGACGAACGCCTCGCCGCCCTTGTCCACGCTGAACGTGAACGACGAGCCCTTGACGTCACGACGCTGGATCAGCTCGACGATGTCAGCCCGCGTGGCCGGCGGCGTCACGATGTAGCCCACGCCCTTCTCGTCCGAGAACACCTCAAGCGTGCCGCTCGACTCCCGGCCCAGCAAGATGTCGGGGTTGTGGTTGTAGTAGCTCACAAGGTCGCCGCGGCCCCGCTGGCGGTTGAGCACGGCGTCGAAGGCACCGGGCATGATCCGCTCTCGGAACCCGCCCAGGTCGACGCTCAGCCGGTTGTAGACCACGGCATAGCCCTTGATGACAGGCCGCCCATCGGCACGGGTCTCGATGACCAGCTCGCCATCGTCCTCGAACGGCATATCACGCTTTTCGATCATGCCTTCCATGGCATTACTCCTGTCGTCTTCGCGGTCTAGTTGTTCGACCTTCCTGGCAGACCACTGCTGCCCAGCGTCACCGGACCACAGCATCCACGCCACGAAGCCCGGCGTTTCCTCGCCTTGCTTGTTCCAGTCGGGCCGCCGGTCGGACTCGTGCCGGGCGAACCACGCATTCATCTCACGGACGTGGTCCTCGGTGAGCTCTTCGCGGGCAGCAATGATGTTGGCACGCCGAACGGTCTCAGGCTTGAGCCCGTCGCCGCTCTTGCCTTCGTTGTGCAGCCGCAGCCCGGTACGGGCCGCCTCTGCCATGCCGGCTGTGGGCGTCAGATCAACTGCCATTGGCCGTCCCTTCGCCAGCGTCTGGCGTGTCATCAGGTGACTGGCCCACAGCCTCGGCCACGTCTTCGACGGTGTCGGCCGGCACGTCCTCGACCTCGCCCGGCGAGTCGTCCTCCGGCATCGGCCCAAGGTTCTCCTTCTGCCGCACTTCCTCGGGCGTCATCCAGCCATTACGCACGGCAACCTCGTACGCCTGGTAACGGGTCGTGATGTCGCTACGCAGCAAGCCCTCGACAAGGAACTCAGCGTAGAGCTCGTCATCGTCGCCGATGATGTCCCGCTCAATGGCACCCTCGATCCGACGCAGCCACGGCTGGATGGTGAACTTCTCAAAGCTCA